AAATAAAATATTTAATGATAATTTTAAATTATATCCTGGAAAACGAGATAATGAAGGTCGTATTTATGGACCATCTTGGTTACATAAAAAACTAGAAAAATCCATTAGATAATATATACTTTTTGTTATTATGCCATTAACAAAATTGAATTTTCAACCTGGATTAGATACTGAAAATACAGAAACCGGCGCAGAAGGTAGATGGATTGACGGAGATAAGATCAGATTTCGTAAAGGACTTCCTCAAAAATTAGGAGGTTGGAATAAATTTAGTACAGCTTATTATGTAGGAGTAGGAAGAGCTTTAGAACAATGGTTTGCTTTAAATGGAGCTAGATATGAAGCTTTAGGAACTGATAGAAAAGTATATACTTATGCTTCAGGTGATAATCAAGATATTACTCCTATAAGAGAAACAGCTAGTTTAGTAAATGCTTTTACTACTACTAATACAAGTGCTAATGTAACTATTTCAGATATTTCACATGGAGCTATACTTGGAGATTTTGTAACTTTAACTAATGCTAGTACTTCAGTTGGAGGAATTCCAGCTGCAACTTTAGATGCTGAATATGAAATTTTATCTATTACTAATGTTGATGCTTATATAGTTCAAAGTAATGCTACAGCTACTTCAACAGCTGGTCCAACAGGAAATTGTACAGCTACTTATCAAATAAATACAGGTCCTAGTCTTCAAACATTAGGATATGGTTGGGGAGCAGGAACTTGGAGTACAAGTACATGGGGAACTCCTCGGAGTATTTCTATTGTAACTTTAGATATGAGAATGTGGTCTATAAATAATTGGGGAGAAGATTTAATTATTACTCAAAAAGATGGTCCTACTTACGAATGGGATTTAACAGGTGGAATGAGTGGTAATAGAGCTACATTAATTGCTAATGCTCCTACTAATTCTACTTTATCAATGATATCAACAGAAACTAGACACGTAGTTTTATTGGGTACAGAAACAACTATTGGAGATACCGCAACTCAAGATAAAATGTTTATTCGTTGGTCTGATCAAGAAAATTATAATCAATGGAGTCCTAATGTAACTAATTCAGCGGGATCACAAAGAATAGCAGGTGGAAGTGAAATAAGAAGTGCAAAAGCTGCTAAAGGAACTATTCTAGTATGGACTGATACTACTATGCAATCAATGTCTTTTATAGGTCCACCTTTTATATTTGGTTTTAGACAACTAGGTAATGATTGTGGAGCTGTCGGTATGAATGCTGCAATAGTAATAGATGATATAGCTTACTGGATGTCCGATGGACAATTCTTTAGATATGCGGGAGCTGTTCAAGAAATACCTTGTCCTGTATTAAATCATGTATTTGATGATATAAATAAAGTTCAATATCCTCAAGTTTATGCTGCGCAGAACTCTAATTTCTCTGAAGTAATATGGTATTATTGTTCTAGTTCCTCAGATCAAAATGATAGATATGTAATGTATAATTATTTAGAAAATTCTTGGTATTTTGGTACTATGAATAGAAGTACATATCAAGATAATGGAGTTGAATTTAATCCTTTAGCTAGTGATTATACAGCTAATGCTACAGCTAATACTTTTTCTCAAATTAATGGTTTAACAGCGGGAAGAAGTTTAATTTATAGAATGGAAGATGGAGTAGATGATGATGGATCAGCTTTGACTTCTTATATTCAATCTGGTGATGGAGATTTAGCTGATGGAGAACAATTTATGTTTATAAACAAAGTAATACCTGATTTTCAAAATCAGACAGGAAATGCTATAATTACTTTAACTACTAGAGATTATCCTTATGGTAATAGCCAAACTGGTGAAACTTTAACTGTCAGTAATACTACAGCTTTTGTTAATACAAGGATTCGTGGTAGACAATCTAATGTAAAAATTGAAAATACAGCAATTGGAGACAATTGGAGATTTGGAACTTTAAGAGTTAATTTAAGAGCTGATGGAAAAAGATAAATATAAAATACGAAAAGCACAGATTTCGGATGCTGTTCGAATAAGAGAACTATTAAAAACATGGTTAATAGAGGCTCCTTTTAACTTTGGAAACACCAATAATAAAAAAGCATTAGAAAATATAGTATTTTACATTAAGAATAGTTTTGTTATAGTAGTAGAATATGAAAATATTATTGTAGGAACATTAGCTGCAACAGTCGATGAAACATGGTATAGTGATAAAAAGTTTATGAGAACTTTATGGTTACATGTAAATCCACAACATCGAAGATTCAGCATTTTTCGTTCTTTAATGATAGTATTTAAGGAATATGCATTAGCTAATAAAGTTACTGCTATATGTGAGATATTTCAAGGTAAAGATGTTGAGAGAAAAAACAATGCCTTTATTAAATTAGGTTTTAAAGTTATAGGAGGAACTTTTATAGTCAATGGGTAGTATATTCAAACCAAGCACAACAGTAGTACAGGCACCATCGCAGTCATCGACTAGCTATGATATACCTGAATACTTTAAAGAAATTCAAGAACGAACTTTAAGAACAGCAGAGAATGTTTTTAGTCAACCTTATACAGCGTATCAAGGTCAACGTATAGCTTCCCTTTATCCGCAAGAAATTGCAGCTGAAAATGTATATTCTCAACAAGTAGTTCCTCAAGCTGGTCAATTAGCTGGTATAGGTCAACAAATAGCAAATGCTGGTGCTCAAACTTATGATACTGCAACAGCTCAAGCTTATGCTAATCCTTATGAGAATCAAGTTATTTCAGGAGCATTAACAGATTTAGGAGAAGCTTATGGACAAAGTAGTAGAGCTATGGATGCTTCTGCTGTAGGGGCAGGTGCTTTTGGTGGATCAAGACAAGGTATAGAAAACGTATTAGGACAAGAAAGATATTTAGATTCAGTAGCTGATACAACAGCAAGATTAAGACAAGCAGGTTTTGAATCAGGTGCAAGTAGATTTGCTCAAGATAGAGCTGCACAAATGGGAGGACTAGGGCAACAACTAGGTGCTGCAACTACTCAGATAGGAGCTTTACAATCAGGTGCGCAAGGTCTTCAAGCTTTTGGTGCACAAGCACGTGGTATAGAACAAGCTAAATTAGCAGAAGGATATCGTGACTTTATAGAAGCAAGAGAATATCCTGCTGGACAAATAAGACAAATGGTTGGAGCTTTATCAGGTGCTCCTATAAGAAGTTATGGAGAAGAAAGATCAGGATCAGTAGGTACACCAGTAGCTGGCCCGAGTATCTTTGGTCAAGTAGCAGGTGCAGGATTATCAGCTTATGCAATGTCTGATATAAGAATGAAAGAAGATATTACATTAGTAGGAAAATCTCCTATGGGAATTAATGTTTATACTTTTAGATATAAAGGTGATGATAAAAAATATCAAGGTGTAATGGCTCATCAAGTACCTCAAGCTGCAGAAGTAGATGCTAATGGATACTTAATGGTAGATTACTCTAAACTTGATGTAGACTTCAAGGAGGTTTAATGGCTAATCTTGATTATATTATAGATGAAGTAGAAAAATTAAAAGAAAATGAAAAAAAACTAGAAAGTTTAGAAAAGCATTTAAAGCCTGAAAAAAATTATAAAATGAATCGAAGTTCTACTGAAGATATAGAGAGTCATCCTGATTATAGACATAAGAAAAATTTAAATTGGGGATATATAGAAAATAAAGAAGGAAAGAGAGATTATGGTAGCTTAAATGAAGAAGGTAAATTTATCTTTGATAAAGATAAAGTAGATGAAGTAGTAGATGATAATGATGAAATAGTAGTAGATGATAAAGATGAAATAGTAGTAGATGATAAAAAAATAGAAATTAAGGGCGGAGCTGCTTTAAGTGATAAAATTATTTTACCAAAGCCAAAACCAGAGAAAGAGAAAACTGGTTTTGCTAAGTTTACAGAAAATGTCGGATCAGCTTTTGAAAATATTGCTACAGCCTTACCTAAGAAAATGGAAGAAGTATGGAAGGATAAAGATAGAAAAAGAATGTTTTTAATGGGTTTAAATATAATAAATGAATCATCTGGTATTAAACCACTAGGTCAAGCTAAATCTCCATTAGGTATGATTTCAAGTGGAGTTATTAAAGCTGAAAAACAATTTGCTGCTGAAGATTTAGCGAAATATAAAGCTATGAATCCAATGAGAAGATATGAATCCATTGGTGAAAAAGCTATTTATTCCGATTTCGAAGGTTGGAAAGAAAGAATAAGAGATAGTAAAAAAGCAACTGCGGTTGCTCATAAATATAATTTAGCTAAAAATATTGCATTAGATGGAAAAGAACTTCCTACTGGTGTACTTAATAAAACATTTTCAAACTTAAAAGCAGTTTTATCAGAAGTTCCAGGTGGACAAGAAATATATAATAACTTACTTAAAACATTCTCAGATGAAGATTATATTAAAGAACATGGAAATAAAATGGGATTAAATGAACAAGTTATATTTAATGATTTATTTCAAGCTGCAACTTATGCGCAAGTTGTTAAAGAAGTTAAAGAACTATATCCTGTATCTAATAAAGATATTGAAACTTTATTAAAAGCTAAAGGAGATATAGGTTCTAAACCTGAAGCTTTAAGAAGATTAATAGCTGCACAAATGGCAGCCAGAGAAATATCATTAGGAAGTGAAAAGTTTGCATATGAATTCTTTAGATTAGAGGATCCTCAATTTGAAAGTAAATCTATTCACATGGCAGAAAAAATGAT